AGTGCTTTTATTTGGTATTTTATTAACATAAAATTTAATTAATTCTAAAAGAAATTTATTCATTAAATATAAAATATATTTTTTAAAAATAATTAAAATTTATAATTTTAATTATTCTACCACTTAATTATTTATAAATATATATTATTTATCATAATTATTTTTTCTAATTATATATAAATAAATATATATGGTTAATAATTATCGTTATTTTAAAGTTTGTAAATTAAATAATCAATCCGTTGATTTTGGTAGAGTTAAAATATAATATGAATCAGGTAAACCTTTAGATACTTCTAAAAAACTATTGAGTTCAATTTGTCTTCATAAAGGTATAACTAATAAGCTTAAATGTAAAGTTGATTTTTTTATAAAAGAAACTACTTCTGGTTCTAAGAAAAAAATATATGGTCCATATAAAGGTACATTTAAGAAATATGAAAAACCTGTAATAGTTGAACTTAAAGATGGAAGAAAAATTAAACATACTATTTATCCATCTGTTTATAAATTAAAAAATAAAGTTACTATGCAAAAAGGTGGTAATAATATACAAGAAAGATTGGAAAATTTAGTAATGAATAAAACTAGTAGTGAAAATGAAATTATAAAAATTATTGATACACATGATGATTTAAAATATTATTCATATGCCTTATTTGTATTGTGTCTTTTTAACAATAAACTAGTTGTTGCAAAATCATTAATAGACAATGGTCATATTGATATAAATAAAGAGTATTCTGGAAATATACTTTTAATAAAGTATTGTCGTAGCGATTATGGTGAAGAAAGAATACTTAACATTGTAAAATTTTTATTAAATAATGGTGCTAATGTAAATATACAAAATAAACATGGAAAAACAGCTTTACATGAAGCTGTTTTTTTTAGAAAAAATAAAATCATAGAATTATTATTAGAAAATCTCGCTGATGTAAATATTAAAGATAATGATGGAAATACAGTTTTACATATTTCTACTAAATTTAAAACTATTGGAATTGAAATCGTAAATTTAATATTAAATAAAGGTTCTTATATAAATATTAAAGATAATAAAGGAAATACAGCTTTACATATTGCCGTTATATTTAATAGAACTGAACGTATAAAATTATTATTAGAAAAAGGTGCTGATGTAAATATTAAAAATGATGAAGGAAAAACTGCTTTAAATATGGCTATTGAAAAAGAAGATAAAAAAATCGCAGAATTATTTTTAGATTATGCTATTATTCAAAAAGATACTAAACTTGTAAAATCATTAATAGAAAATGGTGTGAATATAAATACGACTAATACTGGAAGTAAGGAAATAAAAAGAATTCTTAGTATTAAAATTAACCAAAGAAATCTTAATATTAAAAAATTATTAGTGAACAAAATATTGAAAACTTAATGTAAAAAAATTGTTATAAAAAATATATATTTTTATAATATAAAAATATATAATTAAATCTCTCTATATAATGGATGAACTCCTTTAATGTGTTAAATTAAAATATGGACATTGTTTTAATACATACAATATTATTATATATAATATTTATAAATTATTTATAAATATATATTATTTATAAATATATATTATTTATCATAATTATTTTTTTCTAATTATATATAAATAAATATATATGGTTAATAATTATCGCTATTTTAAAGTTTGTAAATTAAATAATCAATCTGTTGATTTTGGTAGAGTTAAAATATCATATGAATCAGGTAAACCTTTAGATGCTGCTAAAAAACTATTGAGTTCAATTTGTCTTCATAAAGGTATAACTAATAAGCTTAAATGTAAAGTTGATTTTTTTTATAAAAGAAACTACTTCTGGTTCTAAGAAAAAAATATATGGTCCATATAAAGGTACATTTAAGAAATATGAAAAACCTGTAATAGTTGAACGTAAAGATGGAAGCAAAATTAAACATACTATTTATCCATCTGTTTATAAATTAAAAAATAAAGTTACTATGCAAAAAGGCGGGACTCATAGTATAAATTTAGATGAAAATCCTTTAAAAAGTTTAGATGATGGTATTAATGAACAAAATTTTAATAAAGTAAGTAAAGCATTAGATATTTTTTTAAGACAAAATCCAGATAGTGGTATAAACACTATAATAGACGATGAGTATGGAAAAAATACTCTTTTTATGAGAGTTCTCAAAGAAATAGATGATGATAGGCTCGGACGTGATAATGATTTTAAAACTGAAATTATAAAATTATTATTAAATAAAAATCCTAATATAGAGATTAAAAATTCAGATAAATTAACTCCTTTAATGTATTGTATTAGGTTTAAATGGATTGAAATTGTACAATTATTATTAGATTACGGTGCTCGTTTAGACGTTACAGATAATAAAGGAAATAGTCCTTTCATAGCGGCTGTTATGGGCGGTGATGTTAATCTTACAAAATTATTATTAGATAATCGTGCTCATCTAATTACTTCTATTATAAATAATTCTAGTAGTCTTAGTAGGGATTATGCTAAAAAAAATAGTATAGACTACGGTTTAATAATTGCAGCTGGAACTGATGTAAGGGATAATGTTGAAGATGTAAGGGATAATGTTGAAATGGTAAAATTATTATTAGATAGAGGTGCTCGTATAGATATAATGAATAATATACTCGATAAAAGAACACCTTTAGAGATGGCTATTAACAGTAATAATATTGAAGTTGTAAATTTACTATTCGAACGTGGTGCTGATATAAGTAGTGGTAATTTACATAATCTTGTGATTAGAACTTTTGAAAATCCTAATAGACGTAATAAAATTATTCCTATTGTAAATTTATTATTAAATAAGGCTGATGAAAAGGGATTGGGTGTAAATTTTACAAATGAATTTGGAGATACTATATTAGGATCATATATTGCTAGTTGTATTTATCATCCTCATAATTTTGATATTAATATTATACAATTATTATTAGATAGAGGCGCTAATATAGATTTTCAAGGTAAATCTGGAAACACCTATTTAATGAATATGATTAAAATGATTAACTTGCGTCATTACGCAAATAGTATTATAATTATACAATCATTATTAGAAAGAGGTGCTGATATAAATCTTCCAGATAAATCTGGAAAAACCCCTTTAATGATAGCTTTTGAACGTAAAAATATTGAAATTGTTGAATTATTATTAAATCAAAATAGTATTATTATAGATCCCGTGATAAAAAATAAATTAAATTTAAATAATAGTGATAGTGTTAATAATAGAAAAAGAAAAATTCTAAGTTATTTTTCACATAATTAACCCATTACCCGAATAATATTTAAAATCGTGTACATATGATGTATGATTCTTTAAGTAGTATTATACAATGTTTATGTAAAAGGTTAATATTATTAAAAATATATATTTTTATAATATAAAAATATATAATTAAATCTCTCTATATAAATTAGATATAATGAATAATAATTTAAAACAATTTTCATTAGATAAATTTCGTAAAATTAAGGATGATTATTATGATTCTAAAGAAGAGTGTTTGAAAAAAGCTAAATTATGGGGTCCTAAATATGGAAACCAATTTATAACAAATCCTCGTTTTAAATCATTTGACCAAACGTATTTTCATGCGGGAGATATTAAAGATTTAAATAAATATGCATTATTACCATTACGATATTTTTATAGTATGCCTAAAATAAATATTAGAAATAATTTATTTAATAATAAAACAAGTAAAAAAGACAAATCAATAATTAAATCTATGAATTACGATTTCCAAAAATCAAAAAAAACTAAGGTAATCGAAAATAAAAAATTATTAAAAAATATAGTATCACCTAACAATTTATTAATAAATAATAAAAAAGATAATAAAATAAATAATAAAGTAACCATTATTATTAAAAAGAAGACTAAAGAAGAAAAGATATTCAAATTATATAAAAATATTGATTATGTATCAGTTAATAATTCACTTACATATATGTTTAAAAAATTTAAAAAAGGAATATTTGTAATAATACGTAATAATCGTTTAGTTGTATATTTACCATTTAGTAATGCAAATTATAAAAATAATTGGTATAAAAATACATATTTTTCAGAAGAAGAAAAAAGACTTTTAAAAACAAGTGATTATAATAATCAAAATGTAAAACGCCAATTAGATTCAAATATTATTAAATTTCAAAAAGAACATCCCGACCAATTTCAACATAAAAAGATAAATTTTAGGCGTGAAAGATGGTATGCTAATAATTGCGTTTTTAGAAATCAATTCCCCGAATATGAGGGTGAATTAAATACAAATGTTTATAAAAATATGTTAGAAGAATTATTAAAAAATCGTATTATTCCCGATATAGAATTTTTTATTAATGATAGAGATTTCCCCCTTTTAAAAAAAGACTTAACAGAACCATATGATCATATATTTGACAGTGATAGTGTTAAAATAGAAGATGAATTTAAAACAAAAAAAATGGCTCCTATATTTTCAAAATCAATAACGGATGATTTCGCAGATATTTTAATACCAACAAATGATGAATGGGTTATGGCATCAAATCATTATTTTACACCAGACTGTTCTGATTCATATCATAAAGAAACATGGTCTAAGATTAATATTGACTGGTCAAAGAAGAAAGATGTATGTATCTTTAGAGGTAGTGCTACTGGATGCGGTAATAATATTGATAATAATATGAGGCTAAAAGTCGCTGACATGAGCGTTGATTATAATGATATATTAGATGCTGGAATAACAGATTGGAAAGCTCGTATGAAAAAATATAAAGGTGAACCCATCTCTATAATTGACCCTTCTAAATTTCGTTTTAAATTGGCCAATCAAATAACAAATTATGATAAATCATTATATAAATATATTTTAAATATTGATGGCTATGTTTCCGCTTTTCGTTTGGCATCAGAATTAAGTATGAATAGTGTTGTTTTCATTGTAAAAAGCCCGTATAAATTGTGGTTTTCAGATATGTTAATAGACGGTTTTCATTATATATCTATAAAAAGCGATTTATCAAATTTAATTGAAAAAATAGATTGGTGTAGAGACCATGATGTGGAATGTAAAAAAATCGCTGAAAATGCCTTAACTTTTCATAAAAATTATTTGACAAAGGAAGGTATATTTAATTATTTAACAGATAAATTCGTAATGATTAATAAAAATAAAAATTTGGAAAATCCTCTTGCAATAAAACAGTTAAAAGTAAAAAAACATATTGCAGTAATATCATGCTTTAGAGATAAAGGTAATGGAGAACGTGAAAGGGAACGACAGTTATTTGTTACTTTAATGAATCGACTTTTAGAACCATATTATACTTTTCATATATATATTATTGAACAGAGTCAAGATGGAAATGAATTTAATATAGGAAAACTTAAAAATATTGGTTTTGAACTGGCTAATAAATTATCAAATAAAAAATTTTCGTCTTATATATTTACTGATATTGATTTAATACCTGATTATGATTTAATTCAATACTTTGGTAAAAAATTTAAATTTCCAATATCATTAGCCGCAAGGGGAACGCGTTATGAAAATTTTAATAAAAAGATTAATAAAATATTTGTTGGGGGAATGTTACAATTTTCAAAAGAACTGTTTGAAAAGATTAATGGATATGCCAATAATTATTGGGGGTGGGGTGGAGAAGATGATGATTTTTTTACAAGAATGGCAATTAATAATATATATTCAGTCGGTTATCCAAAAGTTGGGATGGTTATTGATAATGAAGAGAATGAAAAAATGATTACTATAAACGACTTTCGTAATAAAAAACCTGATTTAGAAGTTGAAAAACATAAATATGAAAAACTATTCATTGATATAAAACATTGGTCTAAAAATGGATTAAATAGTTTAAATTATTATATTTTAAAAAAAACGGAGATAAATAAAAATACAACACAAATTGTAGTCGATTTATTAAAAAATGAGGATATGAAAAAGTATCCACATTTATTTCCAAATGCAAGTCCAAATTATCAAGAAATGAAAATGACTTTAAGAGATATATGGAAAAATATTAAAGTTCAATATATATAAAATAGTTGAATTAATTAAAATAAATTTATTTTATTATTATTTTTTATAATCAGTCGTATTATATAATAAACCCCTTAGATAATTCATATCAGAATCAGGTATTTTCATATTACTAATGTCCCACATAGTCTTCCCATGTAGTCGTTCTAATATAAAATTCATTGAATACATACCGCATTCACTATTACCATATTGATGTTTTTTATCATTATATATAATAGTTGGTTCAATATTGTGTTTTCTATATTGATGTGCAACTTTTTCAATAAATTTATGAATAAGTTTAATCGGTACAGATGCAGTACTGTCATAATAGTTTATTTCATTATGTTTATTATCAATATATATAGCAACCCAGTGTTCTCCACTACTTGTACTAACATCAGTATTATAAATAATACCGACTTTATCAATACCATTCTTTTTCATACTCATTAAATCAAAATTACTTAATTCACAATGAATTCTTACAGGGCAATCTGATGGTATTGGTCCTAAAAAAGCAAAATCTGGATTCGCCTTTTCATATTGTTTCATAACATAATAAATATCATAGGTATTTAGCCATGTATTTTTTTTAGTCAACCATGTTTTAGGCATAGTTGGTTTAAATGTATATAATTCAATATCAATGTCTTTTAATTTTTTAATAAAATCTTGACGTTTCCAACAAAATTCGTCATTCTTACATGTTTTACTAAATTTTTGTTGAATACTATCCCATAATTTTTTACGTGTAGAATCATCTGAAATATTTATTTTATTTGAAGAATTATTTCTATTCCATGTATTTGCAATTTTTAAAAGAGATTTTTTTGAATAACATGATTTAAATTTAGAATTTTTATTTTGTTTTAATTGACATGGAGCACAAATACCTTTATCAATTTCATAACTATTTTTTAATTTAATACTTTTTTTTGGCATTATATTATTAAATGATATTTTATTTTGAATTATCTATGTATTAAAGAAATTTCAATTTTTTAAATTTCAATTTTGAAAAGATCGCGTTTGAATATTTTTATCTCATTTTATTTTATATAAAATAAAATGGTAGTTTTAGAAAATAAACAGTTTTACAATTTCATCATATATGATCCAGTATCATATAAACCACTATATACACGTTATAATTTTAATTTTGACCTGTATAAATCCGATTTTGGGTTAAGTCCAGATCTTCCACAGTATAATACTTTTACTAATTTTTTTAATAGAGCTGGTTTTGATTGGGCAAAACCATACTATTTACCTGTTGAATATATAAAATATTTTGGTCCAGTAACTGAAGAGATGGAGCTTTATATTGATTATTATGGATTTTCATTTCACTATGGATATTTAGCAGTAGTTGTTCCAGAAACATTTGTTTATTATGGTGTTCTTAGAAGAGCACAGTGTGAATTGGTATATTACGATGATAATCAAGTTAGAAGATTACAAGATTATTATTATGATGATGGACAAATGATATATACAAAATATAACTTTGACTTTGATAGTTATGCAAAGGATTTTAATTTATATGGTAATAAACTATTGATATTTACAGATTTTACAATAAGATGCGTTAATTTATCAGGAGTTGTAAATACATCTCAAAGTTATGGATTACCAGAACAATTTAAAAAGTATTTTTATTTTATACCTAACGATGATTTAAAAATATATATTTCATATTATGGAGTAAATTCTGTATTAACAAATGATTATAGAAATTATTATAATATTGATTTTGATAGATTTGTTGAAGTAAATCCTTCATTAAAACCATTTTTAGATCCAAAATATGCAAAAGAATTTTATATAAGGAAGGGACAATTTGAATTCTATAATGTTCCATTTTATTATACACCAAATAATAAATATGATAAACTTAGAGAATCATGCTGTGTAGTATCAACACTTAGTGGAAATACTTCAACTGGATTTTTATGTAAAACATCAGATTTACCCGAGTATAGATATTTAGTGACATGTTATCATTTAGTTTCAAAAACGGATTTATATGTATATGGAGATTTTCAACTAAAACAGGTTGATACTTATAGTAGTACTACTACAAGAGCACAATTTAAAATTATTGGTTACGATATTATAGCCGATGTATTACTTGCACTATTTGATCCAACACTTAGTTATAATGTTGTAAATGGAATATCAAATTTAGATAATTATGTATCTATTCCAATTAATTATAATGCAGATATTACAAATGGTTCTAATATATTTACTATGGGAAATATTCAAAATAATAACTTTTTATCATTGAATTTTGGTAATGTTGTTGATAAAGATTATACTGGTTTATTTAATGAAACATCAAGACCTCCATCATATTTATTAAATACAATATTATCATTCGGTTCATCGGGTAGTCCCATATTTTATGAAAGTGATAATGGAAATATTAATGTTATTGGTATGGTAAATTCATATATGAAAGATAATAGTCAATATTCAATCGGTATAAAAGGATTCTTTTTAAATAATATAATTGAATCATTAATTAATAATTACGTGTATTATAGTATTATATATGCGAATAATATTGTTAGATATAACAATAGTATAAAATATGGATATAATACTTGTTGGTTGGGCGTAGTTAGTGAGTATTGGACACCTATATCAAAATTAGAATTTAAACAATTAGAAAATTTGAATTATACGGGAGGTGTTTTAATAAAAAATTTTATATTAGGATTTAATACATCAACAAATCAAAAAATATATTCTGCTTCAAACTTAAATAAAAAAGAAGTATTTGTTTTGAATGGACCGTTATTAAATTCAAATATGTATAAAAAATTTTTAACTAGTGGAAATGTTCCCATTGTTTTAGTTTCAGCATCATATTTTGATTCTTTATATTCAAATTATATTGTAAGAAATTTTGGTAAATTTTCAAATCAAGTTGCGCTCTCATATTTATTATATGGATGTCAATCAATAGGTACATATTCTATTAATGACCCTTCAATTACAAATACTTTTAAATTATTATATCCAGATATAACTTTTACATATTATTATTATAATGGTTCTAATTGGGTATTAGAAACAGAAGTCATTGGAGGAAATGACCCATCATGGTATGTTGAATATTCTGATAATTATGGAAATAAGTTCTATCAACATAGATTTCAATTTCCTCTTATTTTATTAGATTATGCAAAATATTTTATGCCACATCTATTAGATGATGATGAATTTATTGATTCAAAAGGTAAACTCGTTTCAAGACCACTAGGTATGATTGATGAAAGAAAACCTTGTAATCCTCCTACTCAATTGAAATAAGAAATTTATTAATATTCTGGATAATATTGTTTAGTTAAACGATTTTTAATATTCTTGGCTTTTTCTAAATTACGTTCACTTATAGTTACTCCATTATAATCAATTCCGTCATCACAATGTCCGCATTTAGGTAATTTGGTTTGTAAATTTTTTTTAAATTGTTCGTTCGTATCTCTTTTCAAACGAGATAAAGCTAAAGATTTTTCCATAATAGTTTTTTGATTATTTATTAAAATTTCTGTATATAATTTTAATTTTTTTTTAGTAGGTGATTCTCCAGTAAAAAAACTAAAACTTCCAGATGATCCACTCTTATTTTGTAGTTTTAAAAATTTATCAACACCTGATTTTAAACTGTTTAAATCAGCCACACTTATATCTATAAGTTTTTCTATATTAATTTTTTTTGATGAACCATTATTTATTATTATTTCTTTTAAATTATTAAAAATATCTGGTGCATTTTCATATATATTTTTTAAAATACTTATTTTTCTAATTAGTTCAGAGTATTTTGTTTTAATCATTTTTGTGTCATTTTCACTAAGTTGATTAAATTGTTGCAATATAGGATCAGAAGAACTTGTTCTAAAAAGACTTGTTCCAAAACCAGTTTTAGGAGTATTCCTCTTCCTATCAGCCATTGATTTTTTAAATTTTTGTCTACTATTATTTGTTGTTAACCAAATAGTACTATATTTTTCACGAAAATCATTATCTTCTGTAGGATTTGGAAAATTTACATTCGCCATACTTATTTATATTATTATAATAGATTATTTTTTAATTAAAATTTATTTTATTTTTATTAAATCAATTTACCTGAAAGACGTACACCTGTATTACCGTAATTAGGAACGTCATTACCTGAAAGACGTACACCTGAATTACGAAAGTTTGGACCAGGATCATTTCCTGAAAGACGTACACCTGAATTACCGTAATTAGGAATAGTATCACCCGAAATAAGATAGTCACTTAAAGTTGATAATACATTCGAACTAGCGTTATTTACAAACATATCAGGAACATCAATCATTTCTGCAACATAATCAACTAAAATAAGTGGATATTCAAATTTGTGTTGATAAAACTTATTTCCATTAATATCAGTATACTCAACATACCATGATGGGTCATTTCCACCTAATTCAATTATATCATCAACCCATTTACTTCCATTATAATAATAATATTCAATTGTTATCTTTGAATATTCATATCTTACAGGGTTTTTATATTGTGGGTCATTTATATATGATGCAATAGGTTGATTACCATATAAATAATATGAAAAAGCGATTTGATTAGAATATTTACCAAAATAACGTTTTACATAAGTACTGTAAGCACTATCAAAATAACTAATTGATTTAATTACAAGTGGTACTCCAGAATTTTCCAAATAATCTGTATACATATCAGTCGCTAAAAGAGGTCCATACAATTCAAATATTTCATGTTTATTTAATTCCTTTGGATTTAAAACTTTCTTTTTTCGCGAATAATCAAACCCAATAATAAAATCAGTCAATAATAATCCACCTGTATAATTTAAATTTGTTAATTGTTTATATTTTGCTTGAGATGTAGGATACCAATATTCAAGGTTTGCACCTAACCATACTGTTAGAAATCCATTTTTAACCGCATTATTAAATTTAATAACGTCATTCGCATAAATAACTTTAATATAATTATAATTACTAATGATGGCAAATATTATATTTAGTAACATAATACCTTGAATGGCGACACAGTTTTGTGGTGAATCTTTTAAAAATGAATTTATCATTCCAACTATAGGATATGAACCATTATAACTACCTGTTAAACTAATATTATTTAAAAATAGAGGTGAACCAGAACATCCTTTCGAAATATATGTTTGTATTAATATAGATGGTGGGCGCGTTACTTCACCGAAAGAACCAGAATAATTATCATCTATAATTTTTCCATATAAAGGTGTTATTGTATCATCTTTACCAATATTACCGACTGATATTAATTCTTCACCAACTCTTAATAAGAGACTTGGATCTATAACAGATGATTTATATGGAGACATATCTACACCATTAACTTTATTATAACTCAAGTTAGGGTCAAATATACCAATTAATACATCACTAAAACGGTCATATCCAATAACCTTGAATTTAGCAGTAGTTGAAACAGATGTAGTAGTATTGGGGTCTTTTAATTGAAAACTTGCATAAAAATAGTTAATGTCATCACTAAATTGTATTAAATGATAACATGTTATAACATATTTATTTGGGTCATTTGGATAACTATATAAAAAACCAGTTCCATATGAAGAACCAGTCGATATTGTACATGTTAAACTCTTAATTGTATCTATCTGTCCTGATGCGAATGGATAAAAATAAACGACTAATAATTCAAATTGTCCATAACGAATATAATATTCAGGTGCTTCATTTAATGTTACATTTTTTAAATATTTATTATTAATTGGTTCGTTTAAAGTCGCTTGATAATCAATATTTGTTAAATTTTGTGGTGTTCCTGTAGGTAATACAGATGTAACACTATAATCTAATAAATATCTTTTAAACCAGTTACCATACTTTTCTTCATCTCCCCAATCATAAAAATATTGTTTAAAGACATCTACTATACCATATGTAGATGAGTTTTGAATTACACCAGACAATTCTGTTATACGAACAACAATATCTGTAAAAATCAATAATTTAGAATTGTAAACATTATAATCTTGAGAATATGTTTCAAATATAAAATTATATTTTGTATAAATATTTTGTGTATCCTCATAATAATAATCTTGTAGTCTTCTAATTTGATTATCAGTATAATATATCATTTCAAATTGATTTGTTGCCAATTCTTCATATGAAACATATGTTAAAGGATTTATTTGTGATAAGTAACCATAATGAAATGAAAATCCATATTTATATAGATATTGAACCATCTCGGCTGTTATTGGTGTAAAGTATTCTAAATATGAAGTTGGTACACGGTATTTTGTTGTAAAATTAAATCCTGCCTTATTCCAGAAATTTGTAAATATTATATATTTATCAGTTGTTCCTAAATTATAATCTGTTGCCCATTTTGTATAATTAAAGTTGAATAAACAATATATTGGTGTATTTGTTGCATTAGGTAATACTGGGTCAGTTCCTTCTGAACATGATGCAAATTGAACAAAATTATAAAATGTTTTAAATGTAGTTGTTTGTGATGTCATGTTAGTTATATTATAATATTTACAAATATTATAATTAAAAATTCTAATTAAAAATTCTAATTAAAAATTTCAATTAAATATTTCAATTAAATATAAATAATCATTCAAAATATTATATCTAATATATTTATATTATACTTAATTATGAAACAATGGGGTTTAGGTATTGAACATGAAATGAGAATAAGATTTGAAAATAAATTATCTGAAAAAAGTGGATTGAATTTAGATGAAAATATAGATGACCATATATTTATTAATTCTAAGACATTATTATATTTTTTTAATATTTATGAAACAACTATTATGAAAGATTTTAATAAATATGTTGATTTAAATATAAAGAAATATGACGCGTATTATAACACTATTATTTTAAAAAATCAATTATTAGATATAATATATAAAAATGGTAAATACCCATTTCAAAATAATATATTTTATAATTTATCAACTGATGAAAATATTAAAAGAACAAAAAATTTGATTGATTTTTATATAAACCATTATACTTTAAATAATTCACCATTATTATTTTTTAACTATAATTTTAACAATGACCTTTCTTTAAATATAAAATCTTATATAGGGAATGATTATTATAAAAAAGAGTTAATATATTTATTTAATAATTTATATAATCATGAATATGAAAAAAATGTTTTAAAATATTTAAAATTAACTTTTGATAAATTTAAAGTTAAAAAAATTACGTTTACCATTGAAGATAATAATATATCAATTAATTTTGAATATTTTAATAATAATGATGAAAAAACAATTAAACCCATGACATTTAATGATTTTATTAATAAAATAAATGACTATATTTTACATTTAAAGAATCATATTAAATATCAAGTTAATTTAAAAGATATAGATTTAAATAAATTTTATAAAAATCTTTTTTTACTATACTTCAATAATCTTCCAGAAATTGATTATACTGCACGAACTTCTGCACTTGAATTTAAAACAATACAACCATTAAATGTTAATTATGAGGATGCATTGCGCGACTTAATTGATTTAGAAGAAACATTTATATATTTAGTAAATTGCCTATATATATTTCAAATAAAAAAGAATATATATGGTGAAAACTTAATATATCATAATATAGGAAGTCTCCAAAATTCATATGAATTATTTGATATAATTAATGGATATTACAATTTTATTGAAGAGGATTATACAGGTAGTTATCATATTTGGATAACATGTCCATATAATTCAAAAATGTCAATGAAAGATTTTATAGATAAACATATTGTTCTTGCGAATAAACTTCAACTTATTGAACCAATTTTATCTGCACATTTTAGTTCTCCTTCATATAGTGCACTTTTTAATAAAAAATATTCAAAATCTAGTTTAAGACAATTTTTAACGTATTATTCTAATTATGGAACCACCGATATTACTCTTATGAGAGGTGTTGATAAACATGTTATTGATAAATATTATTTAACAGAAAATGATATATTATTGGATAAGCCAATAATACCCGTTATGAGTGATAAAGGTATATATGAAATGAATATATATGATAATAATGGTAATAAAATAATTAATTATGACAAATTAACAACGCGATTTTTAACCAATAATTTATATATTCCACTTGATAAAGGAAATAGTTCATCAAATAGAGATGAAAAAATACATGTAAATAATTATTTAAATATGATTTTTGAAAAAACGAATATTAAACCATTAGCTCAAATAGATAGCATAAAATATTATAAGTTAGGTTCAGATTTTAGAACACGATTTTTAAGTAACTATTTTTATCCATTAGACCATAAATGGGAAACACGATTATTAATGAAAAATAATAAATTAATAGAAGTTTATTATAATAAGGAATTAAATAAAATTTCATATGAGAGAGTATATAATAGAAACTTGTTTAATGAATTGGTAAATAATCATAGAATGGGAATAGAATTTCGTATATTTGACCATTTTCCAACCCATTATTTGAGTCAAATATTATCTATATTATGTCCCATTGTTATTGATTCTATGAATAGTTTAAAAGTAATAAAATTTAAAGATACATATATAACAAAACAATTTTGGCATAATGAGATGTTCAATGTTTTAACAAATGGATTTGAATATAAAGTTGGAAAAGAATATATTAAATATCTCAATAAAGAATTTAATATTAAAATAAATAGTCGGCGTAAAAATGGTTATGATACAGAAAATATTTTAAAAATATTAAATAAAGAATTAAATAATAAATACCGTCATTCGAACGGAAGAAGTATTTATAAAAAATTGGCTTTTAAAACTGATATTTCATTTGAAAGTTTTAATAAAATAGCATGGAAAACAATTATTTCAAAATATTTTGATAATAATCCAGATATATATAGAAAAATAATGTATAAAAAGAATAAAGTATCAATGAATGATATACAAAAAATATTTAATAAAAATATACAGTATGATATAGAAAAAATTAAAAAAATACTATTTTAAAATTTTTAGAAAGATATTCTAAATATATTTTCATAGTTTGTTCTTAGTTAGTATTATTTAATTTTTTTCTAAATTAAATAACATGGATATAACAATACCTGACGAATATATTATATATGATACGCGTTTATCAAATGATTTTAAAGGTATTACTATAAGCGGATATAAAAGAACTGATGTAGTAAAAGCTTATCAAAATGCAATGATAAATAACAAGTTAGAAGAAGCAATAAGGTGGTGTGTTGAATTAAATAGTACTGGATTAAATAAGCAGATATGGAGTTCTTTAAAAACAATATATATGAAATATATTCATGTCAATAATCCAAAATATTTTTTTTATTTAAATAAACGCGAAAAAGAATATTTTAGTATTATCAATACATATTCTAAAAAATATGAAATATTTACACGAAATAATCAGGAGATACGAAATCTTTTATCAGAACTCACCTCCATATCATCACTTACTAAAAAAAATAATTTATTTTTACCAAAAAGTTTACCAACAATTAATCAATCGTCCTTTTTACAAGATAATATTAAAATGAGAATGATATCAAAAAACACTGATTATGTCGAAGAATATATATTTAACAATACAACGCCTGAAATGAAAGTTGCATTAAATGAAATTCTTAATAATTTATTATTTAAATATGGTACATTTGAGAATTGTATTTATTGGTATCAATGGATGGAAAAGGTTGAAAGTATTCAAAAAAATAAGATGAAACCACAATCTGATTTAACATCAGGGTCTGTTATATTTTCATCTAATAATTCTAATATGAATAACGCGTTTTTTGATAGTTGGTTATTTATATTATGGAAAATAATATTAAATTTTGAAAATAAATTAGAAAAAAATGATTTTAAATTTATTAAAAAATTAGAAAAAATGTATAAAAAAGATTTTAAATTAACACATGCATCAAATAAAAAATTCTATATTTTTATTTCTTTCTATATAATTAAAAAAAATATTAACTGGAATATATATATATTTCAACAAGAATATTTAATTTTACAGTCTGTTGCAAATATTAATAAAATGTATAAAAATATTATTATTGATATTACGAATAACTTAACAAAAGAACAAAAAGATATATTAATTACAAATTATAATACGATTTATAGCACAATTCAGTCTGAAATTGGAGAAAAAAACAAAATTATTAAAAAAGTAAAAAATACATCATTGGACAATGTATTATCAGAAGATATAAATAAAGTATCTTTTACAAAATATAATGACTATATTGATATTTCAACATATTCAAATAATAATGTTTCAAATACTGAAGAACAAAATATTAATAAAAATAAATTAATATCTAAAAATAAAACATTACAAGATATAATAGATGAAAAAGAATTAAAAAAACAAAAAAAATTACAAGCTTTTACAGGTTTTATATCATATAAGAAAAAAAATGATGACTTAAATGATAATAAACCAAAAAATGTTATTGAATATTATAATTCAGAAAATAATTCAGAAGAAGATAATGAAAATAATATTAAAAGTATAGAATTTAATATAAAATTACCTAAATCAAAAGACTTGAAAAAAATGTGCGATGATTAAATATGTTTTTTAATTATGTTATTAATTATGTTTTCAAAATAAATATTTTATAGTTATTATAATTAGAGTTATTATAATTAGGGAAATGGTTTTAGAAAAATATATATCAGAATACAAAGATATTTTTTTTAAATCAATTGAATCAATAAATAATCAAAAAGTTGTTTTTTATACTGTTTTTTTAATAATTTATTTTTTCCTTTATTTTACTATTCATATACCACAATTATTAAAAGATAATGATAAAAATCCATTATTAGATTCTGTTAATTTATTTAGAGAGAGAAGAAGAAATGTTATTATATTATTTATTATTGATGCAATATATTTATCGTCATATGTATCAAAATTAACATATTATTATTATAATAAGGATAAATACAATCATTATCAAGAATTTAAAATAATAGTATCTTTTGTATTTTTTTCATCATTATTGGCTTTTATTAATATAGCAATATTTTCAAAAGAATTAACTTTTATATCGGATTGGAAATGGACATCAATAATATTTAATATTACTTCATCTATTTTTTATGTTCTATTTGTGATATTATTTTTATACAATATAGAAGCCGATTTTAATATTGAATTTTTTTTAGCAATAATAATTTTAATATTTTATATGATAGAACATATGTTTGTTTTTACTAATGGTGCAAATCAATTATATAATAAATTATCAACAAATAATTTTTCAACATTAACAATAAATTGTTTTTCAAATAATACAACTGAAAAATTTGATTCAACAACAACTATTAATAATAATGAACAATTAAAGGAGATTCGTGATGAATTCGGCGAATACTATTTAAAAACAAACGGTAATATACCTATTTCATTTATTAATAATAAAACAAATGAATATCAAGATTTAATATTGGCGGATTTTTATTATCCTGGTTCTATTTATTCATATTTAGCAGATAGTCCTTTAAATGGAACTCCTGATTTAGAAGCGTTGCGTATAATATTAGCTGATTATAATGCACGTTTTATTCATCTTGATGTATATTCAAGTAATACTAATAATCCGTTTGATGATAAAGCTGAACCTGTTATTCGTTGTGAAACAATGAATGTAGGTTCTAAACCATTAAGTATGAACGATACATTTAGTGTAATAAATAAATGGGCATGGATAAATAATGATAATAATAATATGTCATATCCATTATTTTTATATCTTAATTTTAATTTTGATGAAACTAATGAAACAATATATTTAAAAATATATGAATATTTAATTAAGTTTTTTTCAAAGTATTTTGTTGATAAAAAATATTCCTTTTGTGGAAGAAATAGTACATTTTTAATATCAATGGCTAAATTAAAAGAATGTTTAGGTAAAATAATTATTATTACAAATAGATATCCAACTAAATGTGCATTAGATGAATTAATTAATGCGAGCGCTTCAATGAATAATAACAATAAAAGTTTGAATAATTGTGTAAATTTACTTGAATATAAAGAGTCTTATATAACATTTGATAAATTGGGTTTGAGTCAAGATTATGATAAAACAAATATTTTAAATAATTGTAAGACTAATTTAACATTTTTTTATACATTGCCAAATAAAGATAATACTACAACGTCAGATAAAAAAGCTGGATTATTTAATTCATCGTTTCAAGATTGCGCACAATATGGTTGTCAAGGAACATTAATGTATATATTTATACCAGATGATAATTTAAATAAATGGTATTCATTTTTTCAAAATAAAAATAATTTTAATCCGGTTTTAAAACACGAATCGTTGAGATATATTAGTGAACCTGTAAAAGAAATTGTTAAACAATCGCCTATAAATGGATTACAAGAACCTCAAAAATATACATTAATACCTGGTGTACTAACTACTGAAAAATCAAATTTATCTGATAGTGTTACAAATAAATCAAACTAATAGACAACTAATAGACAACTAATAGACAACTAATAGACAACTAATAGACAACTAATAGACAACTAATAGACAACTAATAGACAACTAATAGACAATTACATATATAAACTAAATCAAATTATAAATTATAAATTAAAAATATATTATTAAAAATATAATTATATTTTTAAATAATAAAAATATTATTATTTAATATATGAATACTAATAAACCTGACTCAAATGATTTTATTTTAGGTGTTATAAATACAAATAAAGAAGTATCTAAACAAAGTGATGTATTAATTAATCAATTTAAACAATCGGAAGAAACAGAATTAAATAATAAAAAATCTGTACAAAATAATAATTTAATTTCTAATAATGTTAATACTAACGTTAATATTAATGTTTCTAAAAATATTAAACAAAGCGATGTACTTATTAATCATATTAAAAAATTAGAAGAAAGTATTAATAATAATACTTTACAGAATGATTCGTCTGAATCTAATTCATCTTTAAAAAATAAAACTATAAATGAATATTCTAATAAAGAAGAAGTTAATAACAGCATTCAAAATAAAAAAAAGGTTAAAGGAATGAAATTAGTAGTTAACGAAATTATTAATAAATTAGAAAAAGAAGTTATTCTTTTAAATAATAAAATTAAAAATTATAATAGTGAAGTTGAATCAATATCTAAAATAAGTAAAATAGAAATAAATAATTTAAAACAAATTATTAAAAAATTATATAAATTAATCTTAGATATTACAAACTTTTTTGATTTTAAAGCATCATCTAGAACTAAAGATAATAAAATTAAAATGTTGGAAAGTATTAGAAAAAATATTCAATCTAATAAAGGATTTTTAAAAACAATAGATGAAATAATGATGGATAATGGTAATGTTAATATTATTTTAAATAGTAAAAATAAAAAGAATAATTTGAAAAATAATTTTATAAATACAAAATATAAGAATAGTTTATTAGATAATAAAATTGTTGTTACTGTTGCTAATAAAATAGGTGCAGAACTTTATGAACCAAATAAGTATATTGATAAAAAAACTAATTTAGATATGGGTAATGTAGTAAATAATTTCATAAATAATACTGCATCTAATATGAAAAATACTACTTCATCTAATATGAAAAATACAGCATCTAATATGAAAAATACTACTTCATCTAATATGAATAATACTACTGCATCTAATATGAACAGTACTGCATCTAATATGAACAGTACTGCATCTAATATGAACAGTACTGCATCTAATATGAATAATAATACTGCATCTAATATGAACAGTACTGCATCTAATATGAATAATAATACTGCATCTAATATGAACAGTACTGCATCTAATATTAACAGTACTGCATCTAATATGAACAGTACTACTTCATCTAATATGAACAATGAAAAATCAAATAATAATTCAAATAAAAATACTAAATATATGCAATCTTCAAATTTATTTCCCGTAAATAATAATAATTCTGAAAATTCAAACACCTCATCAAATAATTTATCTACAAATTCTTTAAATAACGGTTCAAACAATACAAGTTTTAATAATAATTTTAGTCAAAGTGAAAAAACTAAAAAATATAATAAATTAGTCAATAAAATAAATAAAAAAGTTATAAGCCAAGAGAATGCTAAAAAGAAATTAAATGAATACTTTTTATAATATTATTATATTGTAGATTCTTTATTATTATCATCATTATCCTCACCCTCACCCTCTGTATCTTCATCGTCATCCTCAGTATCTTCATCGTCATCCTCAGTATCTTCATCGTCATCCTCAGTATCCTCGCCCTCATCTAATTCATCTTTATCATTATATTGTTCATTGCAATTTTTAATATATGGATTATTATAATTTTGATTGTATATTATATTGTATTTTTCATCATATGTTTCATTTTGTTTTTCTTCTTCAATATTAGATGAATCATCCGATGAAGATTCAGAACTATCGTCTGATTCCTCATCAGACTCAATATTTGATAAAAGATTTGTATTAATATTTTTTTTTAATAATTTATCTAAATTTATATTTTCTTTTCTAATAATATTTAGTTTAATATTTTGTTTTATTTCAACTAAATTATTATTAATCTCATTTTTCATATTTATAAAATCAAAATACTCTCCTTCGTTATTTAATGTTAATGTAATAAATATTATTTGTGGAATCCCGATATTAATAATAAATCTATTATTACCATTGTTTATATATGATTTAAATTTACCACAATTATAATAACCTTCATTACCATAAATTTTATAAATAAATGACGTAAAATTATTTGGAAGATTTAATTCCAAATAATATTCTTTATTTTTTTTAAAAATATATTTTTCAAAATTATAATTATTCATATATAAATATTTATTTCTTATTATTTAATATTTAAAATATTTTTAAATATTAAATTTATTATAATTTTGTATTTAACTCTTTACATAAATATTTTATATTACTTAAAGAATTGTACGCCATGAGTGCGATTTTAAACATTAATCATGTAAATGGTTAAAAATATATTTAATTTTCCTCTATAATATATCCATAATGAATTATTGTTCTTGCTACAGGTGGTATAAGAATAATTTTTTCTTCGGTTTTTCCATTATTCAACGTTACTGTCTTTTTATAATATAGTTCATCAAAGTCCATTTCTTTAATATGTTTTAAAATTTTTGAGGTATTTGAAGTATTTGAAGTATTTGAAGTATTTGAATTTTTTAAAATTTTTGAATCTCTAAATTTTGTAATAAAGTCAGTTATAATTTTAATCATATCATAATTTGTTTTTGTTTTTTCATTTTTTTCTAGATATAATATACCATTTGGATTACCTATAATTTTTTTATAAATAGAATATGATGTAAAAGAAACAACATCTATGATAATTATACTCAATATGGATAAAATGTCAAGTAAGGGTATTGAAGGAGTTGAATAAATATTTTTAATTAATTCTTTAGAAGTAATAAATTTATATTCTTCTGATTTTAATTTTGATTTTTTTTTATATTCTTTGAAGTTAATATTATTTTTTAATAATGATTTAATATTATTTTCTTTTGTATTTTCTTTTGTATTTAAATTTTGTACATGGCTCGTTTTACTATTTTCATTATTATTATTATTTATTAATAATTTAATATTATTTACTTTTTTATTTAAATTTTGTACAAGATTTGTTTTACTCATTTTATTATTTTTAAATTTATTATTGTTATCAAGTCTAATTATCATATTTAATAAAGTATATGAATCATATAAATTAACGCTTTCTGATCGTGTAAAATCATTTGGTTGTCTAATAAATAAATTTCTAATAAAGCATCTTTTTATATTCAGTTTATATACAGCACTAAATTGTTGTATAGCATCTTTTATTAAATTGTCTTGATTATTAACAGATGATATTTTTCTACAAATTTGAAGAGATTGATATTCACCTATTAATAATAAATATAAATATGTATTATTTTTACAAGAATCCTTCTTAACCTTAGTTTGATAAGAATCATTCGTAACATTATTTTGATTATTATTTTTACAATAATTATCAAGTGAATAATTCATATCTTTAATATGTTTATATATATTTCCAGAGTTAATATTTTTTTCAATATTTGCAATATAAGATTTACTGTATTCTTGAAAAAGAAAAAGCGTTTTGAATTCATCACTTTTTTGAACTTGTAAATTACCTGATGTAGTTTTATTCATTAATGATTGTTTTTTTTTATCAATTTCTATAAAAAAATTACTTCCTAAATCTTTTAATTTCTTATAATATTTTATTATTTCATCTAAATTTATAGAATCATCATCATAACTTTTAAAAAACTGCCGAAACATACTTGTACTTTTTTTACTTTGACCTATACTTTTTGTAAATAATTTAATTAAATCGTTATCATCTAAACTAATTGCACATTCCATTGCAATATTATAAACATCTTTTATATAATATAAAAAATCTACATATATTTTAACAATATTATTTTGATTATTTTTTTTTGTAAAATAAGAATACAAATTAAAAAATAAGCATCTTAAGAAATTACAATACGCCTCAATAAAATACATATCTTTTTTAAATAATGTTTCAATTTCATTAATTGGTGGAAATTCTTTAATATTAAAATTACTTTTACTACTATAAAATTTACCTTTTCTCAAATTAGTTAATTTTGTTAAAAGTTCTAATATTTTATCGCAAATACGTTTTAAATCTTGATTAGTATTTGAATTGTTTGAATATTTTTTACATAAAAATACTAAAAGTGAATCATCTCTTATACAAACAACCATTTTATATATTTAAGCAATATTATTTAAAAAAAAAATTTTTTTTAAAATAATAATATTTAGGAAAATATTTTTTAATCATTTATCTGAATAATATTTAAAATTGCACGCATGGTGTACGATTCTTTAAGTAGTATTATAAAATGTTAATGTAAAGGGTTAAAAAAGGAATTTTAATTCCGAACAGCTGTAAAATATGCACTGCTCTAATTAAGAGGATGACCATTGCTAATACGTCCAAATCCTTCTGGATTATTTAGTCCCTGTGTATTGAGACTATGTTCAAATGTACTAACAGGTTCACATACATCTCCAACATTTTCATTTAAAGGAATATAATTATCCATACAATCTGTTGATTTATGAGAATCTAAAAAATCTGATGTGTCATTATTTTTTTGAAATGGAAATGCTTGAAAATTTTCTTTAATATTTCTACTTCTTGAAGACGTAGAGGTTGATTCACTTCTTGAAGACATCGGTGTTGATTCACTTCTTGAAGACATCGGGGTTGATTGAGTTCTTGAAGACATTGGTGTTGGATTTGATTGAGTTCTTGTAGACATTGGATTTGATTCAGACCTTGAATATGTTGTATTTGATTCTGTTTTTGAAGATTTCGTTTTTTTATTACCTCTTGATCTTGATCTAAAATATTCATTATTCGCATGAACTAAATAATTAAGTGAGACTAAATATGATATTGCCAATAAAATTGCTATTAGTGTATCTTTTGGAGATACATAAACAATTAATAATAATACTACAATTTTGACAATACTAAATTTATATAGATTACCAACAAAAACATTAATGTTTTCAAATATAGTACTTGAATACAAAAAGAGAATTACAACAATAATACAGTGTATCACACAATTATCTAAAAAAACTAATGAATTTAACCATTGCTTTTTAATATTTTTCATATTATCCATTTTATAAATTAATATAAGATTTTTTTTATGAATATATTAATAAAAAATCATAAATGATTAAATTAAAATAATTAAAATTTCTTTACTATTTTTATTATTTTTATTATAATTAATTATTTTTAATAAAAAATAAATTATCAATAATTTCTAACGTAATATTAAGATGAATCAAAATATATGGGGTTCGCATTTATGGTTTTCATTACACACGATGTCGTTTAATTATCCATTAGAACCAAATAATGAAGATAAAGAATCATACAAAAGATTTTTTATTAATTTACAAGATGTTATACCATGTTCTGTATGTAACAAAAATTATAAAAGACACCTTAAAGAACATCCTATTAATAATTTTTTAAATAATAGGAAAGATTTAGTATATTGGGTAATCGATATGCATAATATGGTAAATGGTGAAATTGGAAAAAAAATATTATCATATGATGTTGTTATAAAGAAATATGAAAATGTTTATGGTAAAAAAATAAAATTAGAAAGTGATAATAATTCTATTAATACATTTAATAATAATTTATTACACGATGTATCAAATCATAATACTTATAATAAAAAATATATAAAAATTATATATGGTATAATAATATTAATGCTATTATTGTTAATTATAAATTCTATACATTTCTTAATAAATTGTAAAAAATGTTAATTTTTAAGATAATTTATTGTAATTATGTATATAAATTGTGATAATATATTATAATAAATCTATTTTATAAAATAACACTGTATTTTAGATATGCAATTGTGTAATAAAATTATCTGCAATTTTTTTGAAACTTTCAATTGTATATCTCAATGTAAAATGTAGATTTAATAACATATTTTTTTTTTCAATATTATATTCCCTAATAATATTTAATGCATCATTGTAGTCAAACCACTTTATATCACTAACTTCTATATTTTGAAAAATATTATTCTTATCAATATTAGCTTCAATATTATTATCTTTAATTTGTGCAATATAATATATGTGTTTATATTTTAAATTATTTGACGCCATATAACTTTCTTCTAATGGACTTATATTAATTATATTATATTGGTCATCACTAAACGATGTTTCTTCTTTAAACTCTCTTTTAGCACATTCTATGTTTTTTTCCATTAAATTACGCCGTCCTTTTGGAAATCCCCATTCAGGTTCTTTAAATTTATAAAAAGTATTATTTGTCAATACATCAAATGAAAAAAACATATTTATATCATTTTTTTTAATATTAACGCCTTTTTTTAATAAATTAAATTTTTGTTTAGCCTCAATAAATTCAGGATTATTATTTAAATCTTCTTCTAGTAAATCTTTCCATAAATCCTTCCATAAAAAATCATATTGATTATTTTTTATCATTTCTCTCTCAGGTATTGTTATAAAATTTATACTACGTTGTAAATAATCAATATTTGTTATATCATACTTTCCTCTTATAAATTCAACATAATTTAAACTATTTCTTCTTCTTATTAATAAATATTTAATACAATCATTAAATGTATCTATATTAATTGATTCAACTATTTTATAAATATTCTTTAATTTAATAATTTCTTCGGATGAAAATAAATAATTATTTTGTATTTTTTTGGAATAACTAATAATACTATTTAAATCCAAATCATTATCATTAATATTTATTTTAATACATATTATACCGACACTAATTATTGGACATAAACACTTTTTTGATATATGTCCAACTTTACCACAATTCATACAAAATGTTTTTTTATAATTATTTTTTACTATATCAAGTAATTCCATTTTAAATATTATATTATATTAAAATTGCTTTAAGTAAAATTTTTTTCTATTGAAATTATAGATATATAAACATAATATTATGAAGAGTAATAAAAATTCTTTTATGTTTTATCCAGATATCACAGATAAAGACTTTAATGAGAAGATTTATTTAAAAAAAGAATTTAGATTACATGAAGTTAAAAAAAAAGATGACCATTATATTAAGTTAAAGAATACCAAAATTACAAAGAATACAAAGAATACAAAAATTACAAATGATTTTACATTAGAGCCTCATCAATATTTTATTAGTAATTATATTTCACCTGATACTCCATATAACGGAATTTTAATATATGGTGGAACAGGTGTTGGTAAAACATGTACTGCAATATCTATTGCGGAAGGATTTAAAAAAGCAAAATATATTAATAAAAAGATACTTGTATTATCATCTTTAAAAAATAATTTTATGAAGGAATTGTATAATTTTCAAAAAGAACGTTCTAAAAAAAATCCAGAAGATGTCGTTCAATGTACTGGTAAAGATTATGATTTAGGTTTGGAAGGAATGTACCTAACACAACAACAAAAAGAAAGAGAAATTGATAAATTGAAAAAAAAATATTATCAATTTTTCGGTTATAAAAAATTTGCAAATTATATTATTGAAAATACGGGTGGTTGGAAAGGTAGTGATTCAAACATTAATGATAAAATAAAAAAATTTATATCAAATCAATTTGATAATAGAATAATTATTATTGATGAGATTCAAAATATTAAAACAGACCGTAAAGAGGATTTAACTAAAAGTATTCAACCTATTATAGAATCTATTATAAAATATGCTAAAAATGTTAAATTAATATTAATGAGTGCTACACCTATGTTTGATAGACCTGATGAAATAATATTTTACATAAATTTATTGTTACAAAATGATGGACGTCCTAAGCTAAATAAAAATGAAATATTTAATCCTAAAGATGGCACTTTAAAGAATGGTGCCGAAGAGGTATTAAGAGAATCTTTTAAGGGATATATATCATATGTTCGTGGTGAAAAACCATTTGTATTTCCTTTTAAATTATATCCTATGAACGCGATTATTCCAAAAAATTATGATTATTACATGAGTGGTGAAAAAATAGATGAAAATAAAAGAATTAAATTCACAAAATTAATCTTATGCGATATGATAGGTATTCAAAAAAACACTTATCTACATTATTTTCAAAAAAAAATAAAAGATGGTAAAATTAATACTGAAAATGATAATAGTTTAAATAGTGATGAAGAGAATAATGAAAAGAATGATATTTTAAAAAAAGATATTGGTATGTTATTTGATTTAAAAAAAATATCTAATATTGTATATCCTATATTAAATAATGGAAACATAAATAATAATTCAGTTAATACACTAAGTGATATTGGAAGTTTTTCTAAAGCATCAATTGAAAGTGAAGTAGATAATGGAATGGGTGGATTTTATAAATCAATTAAATTAGTTGGAACTAAAAAAAAAATACAATATAAATATCAATCACATTCTATTTTTGATAAAGATACTAAATTAGAATGTCCATTCGCCGACGAAAAATATTTAGAAAAATATTCTATTAAATTTGCTAGTATATTAAAAACTATTAAAAAATCAACGGGTCTTGTATTGATTTATTCTGACATGATTGAACAAGGTGTCTTACCTCTTGCTCTTGTACTTGAACAGAATGGATTTTATAGAGAATGTACTAATGGTGAAGACCAATTATTAGATTATACTGCAAATAAATTAAAAGGTGGTGGTAAACGTCGTCAAATTTGTTATAGTTGCGGAGAAGTGGCGAATCACGATAATCATATAAATGAAAAATCTAAAAATTATCATCATTTTAAAATTGCTAAATATATATTATGTTTTGGTGAAACAAAAGATATTATTAAAGTAACTAAAGATGAAGCATTTAAAAAATTTTCGAGTGATAAAAATTTAAGAGGTGAAGAGATAAAAATATTCATTGGAACACGTGTTATTAGCGAAGGTTTAGATTTTAAAAGATTAAGGCAAGTACATATTATTGAACCATGGTATAATCTATCAAGAAATGAACAGATTATTGGTCGTGCAATAAGAAATTATTCACATATTAATTTGACACCTGAAGAGAATAATGTTGAAATTTATCAATATGCATCAGTGTTAAAAAATCAAAATAAAGAAACAATAGATATTAAAAATTATAGAATTGCTGAAAACAAAGATATTATTATTAAGAGTATTAATCGTATAATGAAAGAATCCGCAGTGGATTGTGTATTTTTAAGAAATTCTAATATTGTTGATACTAATAAAAAAGTAAAACAGATAAGTTCAAGTGGAAAAGTATATGACATACATATTAAAGATACTGAATATAGTCAAATATGTGATTATAAAAAAAACTGTAATTATACTTGTAATTGGATGCCTAATCCTCGTATAAAATATCCAATAAATACTGATACGTATAATATTCGTTTTGCATTAAATGATATTGAAAAAGTTAAAAAAATAATTAAGTCAATGTTTCGCGAAAATATTATTTTTTCATTAGACATTATTGTAAATAATGTTAAAAATATTATTAATGATACAGATGACTTATATATTTATTCTGCCTTAGATGATTTAGTTGAAAACAAGAATGAAGTTATTTATGATAAATTTAGTCGAAAAGGATATATTATATATAGAGGTGATTATTATATTTTTCAGCCATTTGATTTAAATCGCGATGATATACCATTAATTTATAGAACAAATCCTATGGATATAAAACCTGATAGAGTAGAATTAGATAATATAGAGGTTAATTATAAAATAAATAATACAAATAATGATTTAATAATAAATGAAAATGATTTATTAAAACAGTTTTTAAATGACTTTAATGTTTTACATAATAGTCATATAAATATTTTAAAAAATAATAGTATAAAAGATAATATAAAATATGATTATGCTGTTTTAGGATTTATATTTGACTCGCTTCAATTAAATAAACAAATATTAGTTATAACTGCTATTTTAAAAGAATTTTACAATAAAAATACAAATTATGATAAAAAAATACTTAATAAAATAATAGATTATTTAGATAATGAACTAAAATTAATTAATTATTATAGTGATATAAGATATGATAAAAGTAAATTAAAAATAAAAATATTTGTGGGGTTTTTTATTGGTAAAAAATATTATGTAATTGAACAAATAAATAATAATAAGGATAAGGATATACAATCTATAAAAATTAATAAATGTAATTTTGTAGAAGCTAATAAAGAAATAATTAATAAAATCAAAGAACATAAAAGCATATGTAAAACAAAAGAATGTAATATAAAATCAAAATATAATTTTATTTATGCTATTATTGATTATAATAAGAAAAAAGATGCAACATTTTTTAAAATTGTTGACAAATCAAGTGAAGAAGAAGTTTTTACTAAAAATAAAAAAATATCAAAACGTTCATTAATAAAAGGGCGAATGTGTGAAACATTTCAAGCAAGTAAATTAATTGAATTGCGTAAAAAATTGAGTATGTATGACATTAGTACAAAAAAGAAAAATAGTTTTATATGTGAAGACATACAAATATTTTTTAGATATATGAATTATGTTAATCATAAATATATATGGGTTGAATATATAGATTCATAGTTGTTTTTTTCTATATTTATTTTTTTCAATATTTATTTTATATTATAATTTATTTTTGACCAATTTTTTTTAACATATTTATTATTTTACTTGGCTTTTTAGAGGAGAATTTTGATTTTTTATCAGTTTTTTTAAATAACTCAAATAATTTAACGGGCTTTTTGGGGGATTTTGATTTTTTATCAGTTTTCTTAAATAAGTCAAATAATTTAACGGGCTTTTTAGAGGACTTTGAGTTTGATTTTTTATCAGTTTTCTTAAATAAGTCAAATAATTTAACGGGCTTTTTAGGGGATTTTGAGTTTGATTTTTTATCAGTTTTCTTAAAAATTTCCATGAATTTAATGGGCTTTTTAGGGGATTTTGAGTTTGATTTTTTATCAGTTTTCTTAAAAAATTCCATGAATTTAACGGGCTTTTTAGGGGATTTTGAGTTTGATTTTTTATCAGTTTTCTTAAAAATTTCCATGAATTTAATGGGCTTTTTAGGGGATTTTGAGTTTGATTTTTTATCAGTTTTCTTAAAAAATTCCATGAATTTAACGGGCTTTTTAGGGGATGTTGATTTTGATTTTTTATCAGTTTTCTTAAAAAATTCCATGAATTTAACGGGCTTTTTAGGGGATGTTGATTTTGATTTTTTATCAATTTTAATATCAACATTATTTATATTTTTCAAAGATTCACTCTTTTTTTTATATAGGTCTGGATTTTTAAGTCTCCATTTTTGTAATTCTTTTATATTCGTATTGTATAATTGAGAATGCCCGACATCACTCTTTTTCGTTAATGTTCTCAATGCAACTAATCTTGAAATAACAGATTTATACGTTAAATCTTTTGATGCTTTTAATAATGTTTTATGTCTATCCGATTTGTCTAATTTAGTACTATAACCATATTTACCTAAAACATGACTTTTATTTAAACTTATGGCTTTATATTCAGGTAATAATTTACCAGATTGCCCTTTATCTTTAATACAAACAGGTTCAACATAAGTTGATTTTATTTTTTTAGTTCCTTTTACATATGATTTTCTTTTATAACCTTTTCTTAATTCAGAACCTATTGGGCAGGCACCAGAACGTACTGTTTTTTCAGTTGGGTGATAAAAAGAGCCAATCGGTTGTTTTTCTGCTTGTTTTGATGTTAGTATTTTACGTGGTTTATATTCACATTTACAATCACAACTTTTTTTTGATGATTTCATGAATTTATATATAATTATATAAGATAATTAAATAATAATATAAGATAATTAAATAATAATATTATAATTTTATAATAAATTAAAAAAAGTTGATTTATATTTTTGTCTAAAAACAATTTGAAAACAATTTAATAATATAATTATATAATACAAATTTTAAAAAATATGAATCAAACGTATTTCGCAAACAAAAAATCATTACAAATTATATCACAAAACATTAAAAACGATATAAAAAAAGAAATCGAAAGAATTGGTTCGTTTAATCTTAATTCAAAATATTATACATTTTTAAATAAAAAAAATGTAAATAATTTAAAAGAAAGTGATTTTTTAGTATCATTAAGTACATTTGGTAAAAAATTTATATTATTTATTACTACATATAACACTAAAAAATATTGTATTTTTATAAATAAAAAAAATGATACAATGACTGTCACACAATTAAAATTTAGTAATTCTATATTTAATGGAACATTATTTGAAGGAGAGCTTGTAAAAAACAATCTTGGAAAATGGATTTTTTTAATAAATGATATTGCATATTATAAAGGAAATAGCATAATTACATATTCATTTAATGAAAGAAGGGAAATTATAAAAAATATATTAAAAAATGAATATTATAATGAAGATTTTATTGAAAATCAAACTTTTTATATTTCATCAAAAGAATATTTTGAATATAAATATATTAAAGATTTGGTTGAAGTATATATGAATAAATTAAATTATAATAGTTCAGGATTATATTTTAAGAGTATTATTAATTTTAGTGACAACTATTTATTTATTTTTCCAGAATGTCGTTCTGATAGTAAAATATTAAACAATGGTTTTACAATCGACAATCAAAAAATTAATATTCCTAAATTAAATGGTACATGTCTATCAATAAAGAATGATATTTTAGAAAAAACAGATGAAGAATATTTATTTCATGATATTGATTGTATTACATCAAGTACGAATATTGATAAAATTGGTTCTTCTATAGAAGAACAAACATTGAATAATATGAACAATACTAATAATACTGATAATAATACCATGGATAATAATACCAAGGATAATAATACCAAGGATAATAATACAAAGGATAATAATACAAATATGACATGTCGATTTTTAATAAATTCAACATCAATGCCAGATATATACGAATTATATTGTAAAAATAGTTCAAATCATATTGAAAAATATTCATATGCATCAGTTCCTGATATTAAAACAAGTGATTTTTTAAAAACTATTATGACAAATGATTTAAATATTGATATTAATACAAAGATTAAAAATGGAAAAGCAATATATGTTGAATGTAGTTACCATAAAAATTTTAAAAAATGGATTCCTTTTAAAAAAGTAGATTCAATGGATAATATTAATATAATAAATGAGAGACAAATTATATTTGATTCATTATAATAATATGATTATTAAATTTAATGTTTATTTTCAAAAAAATATTATTATAATATATATGATTAATAAAAATAAAAACCAAACGGGTGGAGATGGATATAGTTTTAATTTATCACAACCTATTGGAGGAAATCCCGGATTTATTCGATATTCAAATAATATTAAACCTGTTTTTGATGGAAGTTTATTAGATGATACTACTGGTGATTATATAAATGTAGATGAAAGAATGTGGGGTGGTGGTAAAAAAAATACTGAAAATAATAAAAATAATGATTGTTCATGTGTTAAAAATAAAAACAAATCAATTTATGATTTAATAAAACTAAATGGAGGAAATAATCCCGATTCTAAAAAGATTACTCAATTTGATGCAATAAGAGAAGTTTCTTATAATCTAAGTCCATTAAAATTAAATGATTTAACACAATTAAATGTAAAACTATTTAATCATATTTTAAAGAGAAAGAATGAAAAAAAATCTATTCAATTCGGCGGTTATATATCTTCTTTAGAAGCTATTCTTGCACCATTAGGTCGAAATAATCTTTTAGTATTAGCATCATTACTTTTATTACATCATTTCGCGGTTGAACGTTATTTTGTTGAAAATAAAAAGTTAAAACCAGTTAAATCAAAACATATTTCAGGTGGTTCATCATTTTTAGGAGCAATTAATGATATTTTAGCTCCGATTGGAGTTGATCCATTAGGAACATCTTTAATTTTAGTTGGTATTCAACAGGCATTTTCTATTAAAAATAAAAATAACAGTGAAAACTCAAATGAAAAAAACAGTTATAATAAAATTATAGAATTAAAAAAATCTAAAAAAATAATAAAACAAAAAGGTGGTTTAAATCCTTTACGTCAATTAATTGAACCCCTTGGAACAAACGCATTTTTGGCGGTAGGATTACTAATTGTGATTGAAAGATTTTTTTCATCAAAAGTTTCAGATATAAAAAATAATAGTAAAAGTGATAATACTAATATAATGATTAAATCTTCTAAAAAGGAACCCAAAAAAATGTTAAAAGGTGGACGTTTAAATATGTATTATGAAAAATTATTTAATTTATTGGCACCTATTACATTTAATGCATTTGCCACAGAAGAATTTTTACATAAAATGTCTATTTCCAAAAAATAAATTGTAGCATTACATAACAGAATGTTATTACAAATCGTGTATTTTTAGAATATTTATCTTCTTTATAAATTTTTAATATAAAATAATTAATTAATAAATGTAATGGTACTGTAATAATTAAATTATATTTATTTAAATAAATGTTTGATATACATGTTATTGTATGAGGTATAACAATACTTCTCAAATTATTTTTTAAATATTTATGTGTCACAAGTGTAAAAATATTAAAATTTAAAAATATTGTTGTAATATAATTACTTAATATATTATAAAAAAAAAATTTTAAAAGTTGTTGTTCTATAAAATAGTTATTTGTATAAACAAAAAAATAAAGATAAAAACAAAAAGAATATAATTCAAATTTATCAATCATTTTATTCATTATATAATATATATTTTAATTTTTTTATATTAAATTAATTAAAATTATAATGTAAATATTGATTTAATCAATAATTAAAATATATATTGAAAATATATATATACATTAAATGAATATAATACTTTATATTGTTTTAATAGTGATATTAATTATTTTAATATTTGAAATATATTATATTATAAATAAACATTTAAAAAATAAAATAATTAAGAATGAGTCATTTTACGGGGCATCTTTAGACCAAATAACACAAGAAGCCGATGGTAATCTTTTTAGTGATTTAGAAAAAAGTACAAATGAAGAGATAGTACCTGATGAAGAATATTTAAATGATATTCCTTTAGAAAATAAAGATATATATGGTAATGTTGTTGATGGAAATATTCGTAAACCGCCATTATTAGTTTCTTTTTATCCAGAATCGTCTAAAACACAATTATATACAGATAATGAAAGTAATATAAATATATATTCTTCAAAAATATATAATAATATTATTAAACCTTTGAAAAATAGACGTAAATATTATGATTCAAATGGAAATCGTATAGATAAAAATATAGAAGAAGAATTAATAGTAGAAGAAGAATTCAATATATATGATATGGTTAATTCAGAATATGTATTTGATACAGAAAGTATTGAAGAAGAATGTTGTGAAAGACCCGTTTACAATTTACATCCAAAAGTGTGTACGAAACACTATGATGTATGTAGAGTCGATGAAGAAGGGAATGATAGTTGTTGTGATGGTTATACTTGTACAAGACCTATGGGTAATTTTGGTGTTAAAAAATGTTTAAATAGTGGTGATAAAGGGTTTCCTTATAAAGCACCTGATATTGATGCAACTGGTTATTACGATATAAGTATTCCATATTCAGATTATTCTGAAATGCGTATTCCTAAAATAGACATTTCAAATATTCATTGGCCAAAAGGTTTTTCTGATTTTGGATTGTCCAAATTAAATCCTGCAAAATTTGTAACTAATTTATTTACATGTAAAACTAAAAAACATACTTGTAATCAATTAACTGGTGAAATAAAGTCAAATTCATAATATTTTTAATTAAACCATCCTGTAATTGCGAATCTTGATAACCGTACTCCTTGTGCCACATGACTTACATAATGTGGTATTCCATTCTCTTCTGGCACATAAAATATGTAAAAACTATTATATTCAGGTACGATTGTTTCAATAATTTCTATTCTATCATCACTTAAAAAATGAAGATTGCCTCCGTATTGTGGTTTCCATCCCATGGACAGATTTAAAACAAATGCTAAACGGCCATTCCCTTTATCTGAATGTGGCGATAAAAAACAACCACTTTTGTATTTTGATAAAAATAATGTTGTTAATCGCGTTAATTTTAAATCAGTTATATCATTTAATACACTTATAAATTCAGGTGAATTAAATACTTTGCGTAAAGTAAACTCTATAAAACCCATATTTTCACCGGAAAATGACCTATAAAATATGTATGAAAATTGGTTATTTCCAAAGGCTTTTTCAACATTCTTTATTTGTAAGCTGTTTATCTTATCATTTGTTTTATTTACATCTTTTTCATATTTATTTTTGTCAATTCCAGTTGCTAATTTCCATTTTTTTTCAGTTAATGCATATTTAAATAATTTTTCTGCAAATTCGGGATTTAAAAAGCAACTTATTTTAAGCCTTTTTTTTTCATTAAATATATCTTTTAAAAGTGATATATTACGGGTTTTATATAAGTCATCTATTATTTCATTCATATTTAATTATTTATTATTATAAGTTGGTTTGATAAAAATATACTATTTTTATCGAATTGAATTGTTTTATTTAGATTGTTTCTGATTAAAAATATTATATAATTTTTATCTTTTACATAAACATTTTTAAATAAAAAATGTATTTTAATAAAGTTATGATATATAGTTGTTAAAGAGCTTATTTTTAATTTTATAAGGATAGCATAACTGCTATCTTTTCTTTTTGTGTGTGTTTGTATAAACACGGGTTTTTATGCGTACGTATTATGTAAGTTTCTCTCATCAAAAGGCTACTTATTGTAGACTATCATAAAGTCGCCTTTATTAATCCCTTCTCTAATGTAAAAAGGATTCGTGTCTGTTATGGATGATGCGTCAAAAGACGGCAATGGAATTTTCCCACAACCAGCGTCTTCAAAAAAAAAGAATTTTGTTTCAGGCGTAATCGTTGACAAATCAGGTTTACCATCATACCCAAACTCAAGGTTAAGAGCATCAAATCTTATCGTTCCCTCATCGGTGCGTACACCTCCTGTTAGAAAGTTAGGTTCAGTTGATTGAGTAGTAAATGACATTTTTGAAGTAACTTTTAGTGTAATACTGTTAGTTTTTATCTAACATAAATAAAAACATATTCTAAGAAAAATATCCATCAATTTTTTAGATTAAAAATTAATTATAAAATATCATTTATTATTTCATTCATATAAAAAACTATTTGAAACATAGTTTTAACCTTTTACATAAACATTTTATAATACTACTTAAAGAATCGTGTAACTATTATACATGATTTTAAATATTATTTGTGTAAAGGATTACGATTTATAAATAATATTAATTTTTGTCTCAACTCACGAAGTGATTTATGAGAAATTGCTAAAGCAATCTGTCTCATTTATCTTTTCGGTTGATGTAATTATTTTTATATTTTTGAGAATTTTTGGTAATAATGACACAAGAAATTTCATGGACGTCAACGTAACAAGAATCTATTTAGTTTAATTTTTCTCTCTTGATTATCTCAAGATAACGAGATTCTTCAACAAACAACATTCCATAAAGAGATATAGCCATTGAAATGTCATAGCCTTCCTTTTTGAATAAAGCTATACTATCCCTACGACTCTGAAATCTACCTACATACAGAAAGCCTCCTAGGCGCGCGACAAGTTTACTATTATCATGATATACTTCCCCTTCCTCGCGTGTTGCTAATAGAATGGCATAATATTTTTTTTCTTTATCTAAACAACATACAGGTGTAACATCGTGGTCATATAAAAATTCAACCGTATCATTTTCATTTAAGTCGCTCATTTTAAAGAATTGTACCTTTAAATAATCGTATATCTTTTAAAATTTCTTAAAAATACTTTATTGAAAAATATTATACATTTAAAAAAATAGTTATTTTAAGCTGTAAATTTTTTATTATGATAAATAAATTTATATAATCTATTCCAATTATAAAAAATGATTTATAATACTTATTATAAATATATATCATTATAAATATTATAAACATATATATTATTAAAGTATGTTTTATGCAGTTCATAAAGGACATAAACCGGGTATATACGGTAATTGGTTAGATTGTAAGAAACAAATTGATAAATATGAAGGTATCATTTTTAACCCTTTACATAAACATTTTATAATACTACTTAAAAAATCGTGCACTATTGTACATGATTTTAAATATTTTTCATGTAAAGGGTTAAAATAAATGACTTTTTTAAATAAAGTTAAAGCACTTATTTTTAATTTTATAAGGATAGCATAAATGCGATCTTTCTTTTTTGTGTGTTGTATATGTATATTTGTAATTTTTATATATTTTTTATGTATTATGTAAGTTTCTTTAAAAAAGGCTATCTAATTTGGAAGTTATCTTCGACTAGTACAAAGCCTCCTATATAACTTTTATACGTAGCATAAAAAGAATTCGCGTCTGTTATGGATGATGCATTAAAAGACTGTATTGGAATTAGTCTGAAACAAATATCTTTTTTAACAAAAAAAAACTTTGTTTCAGGTGTAATCATCAATTTGAGTTCATCATTACCATCATAATCAAACTCACGGTCAAGATTATCAAATCGTATCTTTCCCTCATGGGTAACTACACCTCCTGTTAGAAAGCTAGATTGATTTGATTGAGTAGTAAATGACATTTTTGAAGTAACTTTTAGTGTAATACTGTTAGTTTTTATTTAATATAAATAAAAACATATTCTAACAAAGATATCCATCAATTTTTTAGATTAAAAATTAATTATAAAATATCTATATTAGAAGAATGTGTTTATAACGTGTTTATAATGTGTTCATGTAAAATGAATGTCTGATTATAAAGGTATAACATGCGGTTCTGTTAGGGTATTTCAGAACTCTTTATTTCACAATTTACTGTTTTAGAATATTCCGTGAAAAAAATCAATCTTGGACAATCATCTGGATCAATACACTTTACGACTTGGTCTTTTTGAAAAAAGAATTTTGCTGTATAATTATCACTCCATCGAATACCGTTATGTTCTGTGCGAACATATTCGCCCGCTGTCTTAATGTCTTCTTCATTTACAGAATGTGTATAACAGTCATTAACCTTAATTTTTTTACTTTTTAGTGTATACAGGTAAGTTAGACCTGGTTCTAAATCATCACATTCGACAACTTTAAATATGCAGTTCATTTTATTAAAATATTTAATAATGATAATTCTTATTAAATATTTAATATTATTGGAATAAGTTATTTTTAAAAATCAATTTTTTATATTAAAAAATAATTATAAAATATCATTTATTATTTTATTCATATTTATTATTATAAGTTGGTTTGATAAAAATATACTATTTTTATCAAATTGAATTGTTTTTATATTTTTTAGAATTTTTAATAATGACATATGAACAACAAGAATCTATTTAATTATATTTGAATTTCTTATCCTATGAATTGTTTATTTTGTAATTGTTTATTTTTGAAATTGTTTATGGCTTGGTTTATAGCAAGCGATTCACGAGAATCTATTCCGTTTTGTTGGCGGTTTCTGGTATTAATCTCAGAGGCTGA